TACAGGCCGCAGTGATAGCCGCAGCAGCCGAAGTGCCACCGGCCGTCAAAGCCGCTGCACCGGCTCCCGGTCCCATCAGGGAGTTAAGCCCCGAGTTAACGAGGCTATTGATACCCGCCGTTTGCAACGTCTGCCCGAGACTGGCCGCTGCCGATTTAAGGGCACCTAGAATGCCCTCGCCTTTTTCAAGTCCGGTCACGAAGTCATTCGCTAACGAAGCCGCGCCTTGACGAATCGTCGTATTGATCGTTGTCAATACGTTGTTCATCCGAAGCGCAGCCGCCTGACTTGAATTCAGAGCGGCAGGGATATTGTCGCCGTAGATGGTCTTCAGTTGATTGGCAATCTGCACGTCTTCAGGAGACGCGAACGCGAGTTGAGAGCCACGGCTTATGTCCGACGAAACCTTGGCCTTCGCCAAGGCATCGGCTGCGGATTCGGCCGCGACCTTGAGAGCCGCGAAGCTAGCTGCCTGTTCGTCGGTCTCCTTGCCGTTGTTTGCTTGCACAGCGGCAACTTCCGCCGCCGTCGCCTTGAATCCAGCAAGAGCGCCATCACCAAGACCGACCGCAGCCGCGTCAGCCTTTTGCACTTCGATATGCTTGTTAAGGACGTTAATAGCGCTGTCTACAGCGTCGTTTACGTCCTGAATATCTTTCGCGGGGTTTTTTGACGTGTCCGTAAAGCCGGTCGCCTTGAATCCGTTTTCGAACTGCATCAACTGGCTGCTAGACTGGCTAACAGTTGCTGGATTATTCAGGCCAGCGGTCAAACGACGGGTCGCGGCCTGCTGCGGCGTCTCTGTAGGAGCGGCCGGGCCTTCCGGTTCGCGGAAACCGGTCGTTGCTATGGCGTAAAGGTCTTTTACACCCTGCCAAAGCGTCGACGGGATAGACAACAACTTGTCTACCCATTTTTCTACGAACGTGAAACCGCTAGCAACTATTTCTACAATATCTACCCAAAGTCCTTTGAAAAATAGGACCGCAGGGTTTAGTCTACCGTCTTGTGCCGGAAACCACGACTTGTCGATGATATCATACGCGGCCTGCAATCTATTTTGCAGTTGAAGAGCATTAGCAATTGAGTCATCTGGCACAAGTTGCTTAGCGCCGATCGTGTCGGCTGCCGTTTGCATCTTATTAAGATATTCCCAATCCTTCGCTAGATTGTCTGCAGCGGCTTGACCTAGAAATGTCTTCGTGACGTCGATCGCCGCTAGACGCTCGCCGGCGTTCATGGCCTGATTAACTAGACTCACGATGGCTGTATATTGCGTCTCTAGAGAAGTCGCTGTACGCAGCGCTTCAACGCCCGTGTTGTTTTGAAAGTTTCCTGTCTGCGCCTTTAGCGTTCCGTCTGGATTGTTGGCGACTGTCTTTCCGGTTGTAAGTTGGTCTAACCTCTGTTGACCTGTGCTACCGCCCAATTGATCGGCCGTAGCAGCTTTTAGTGCGTTCATTTCTGCGACTAGGTCGCCAATATTGCCCTTAAGGGCGACAACTGCGTTCGATTGTTTCTGATAAAATAAAGTAGAAACATCTAGCGCAGCGGCTTTGTTCGCAATGTCTACATATGACGCAAGGGTCTTGGTTGTCTCGCCCCAAGACACCGCATAGGCAGTTATTTTGTCCGGCAAGAGCGAGCCAACGATACTCAGTTCTGCCGCAGCAACAGACTCGAGCGTGGACACGTATTTCGAAACAACGTCGCCAGATTCTGAGAATGCTTTATTTAAAATATATGCCGCGCCAGTTACCAGCGCGATTCCTGTCGCTATCTTCAGAAGTTTGTCAGAAAAGCTATCATAGTGCTGGCTAGCTGCGGACGTCGCATCCGCCAATCTGGAAGATGCAGCGGCAAGCGAGTCAACTGAAGTACGAGTCGATTCGATATTCTGTCCCGTAGCCGAAATAGTTATCCGGCGTACTAAATCACCATCAGCCATTACTTAATCATTCTCACTGGCGGACTTCGCCTTTTCGTTACTAATCGCAACAAATTCATTATCCAAAGCCATTACGAACAACGCGAATGGCCAGATAGGAATGTCATGGTCGCGGGCAAATTGACTTATAGCTGAATAATAAATTCCGCTCACTCCACCCATTGCGCCGTAAAATCTGTCGTCGCGCAGAATGTTCCAAGCGCTTCGAACGGTTCCGGACCACTCAGGCCACACCGCGTCTTCAGGCCGTTCACGGTCTGAAAACTGCGTTGCGTCTGCTTCCTCGTCAGCCAATTCCAAAAGAAAATTGTCTTTGGCTTCATTGGTCAAATCGTAACGAAAGGCGCTTCTTAGTTTTTTACTGCTTCGTCCACAAACTCAGCTTCGACTTCCGCAACCTGACTGGCCGCCCAAAGCACTTGCTTGGCCAGTTCTCGGCCTGACGAATTTGAAAGGAAATCCTTCGCGTAATCTGCATCGTATGTCGGCTTGATACCCTCCCAATCGAACAGAATATGAGTAGCGAGCAAGCTGCCGACGTCGGAATCACGAACACTAGGAGGAACGGGCTTTCCCTTGTATCGGCGAGCGTATCGCTGCACCAATTGGTCAAGGGCAATTTTGTATGGCGGATATTCGATCGATCGTACACCGAGCTTGACGCCTTCCCATTCGGGGATTGCAATCATCTGGCCGTCGCTTTCCGCGACTAGATCAACCTTGATAGACTCTAAATTCAACATTTGTGATTCCGGTTCTGTATGAGGTGGAATGGGTGGCCCCGACAGGCCACCCACCATAGTTTGCCACGGTCACAGACCGCTTCACCGCGCACCTACGCGGCTAGGCAATAGCTTTCCAATCGTGTTCGGCGATCGGAGTAACTTTAGATTTCGTAATATTCCATTCGGTCAAGAATGATATGCGCGTTTGTCGCGGTATCGATGCTAGCGCCGTAAGTGCATTTAATCATGACGTCAGTGTTGATAGCAGTAGCGGAAGGATTGCCACCGCTCTTGTAGGTCGCTCTCGGCACCTGAAAAATGATAGCCTGATTTGCCTTTGCAATACGCGTGTTGATCGGGCGAGTAGTACCGGCATAGAACGCCGCAAGTTCGGTATCGTTTCCGAAATACATATTCATGTCACCTGTTACGGTGCACGATCCTTCACGTACAGCAACCGGCGCGGCAGTATCAACAGACTCAATCGTACGAAGGTTGTTTGCGAGAGAGAACGTAATCGACTGCGCCCAATTCGGGCCAACCAACTGCGAGCCGTTCACGCCAAGTCGACCAACGTTAGCATTTGCAGCCATAACAAGGTTTGTCGTTGCAGGGTCCGGTGTAGAGCTAAGCGTAACCTGAGACTCGCCGCCGCCCATGCCCGTGAACGTCGCTACGGCAGTGATGTTGGCCTTGCTCGTGATCGTTGTTACGAGCGTTCCCACTTCCATGCCTGTGTTGACGATGTAGGTCGGAACGGTCTGGCCGAGAAATCCGCGCTCGATCGTGACTGACGACGGCGTAATGCCATTCTTGATTTCGTCACCGAACCAAACGGTAATCAGTTTGCCCGTACCCGTGTCGGTTGTCCAAGTCGCAGGCAGGTTATCCAACGTCAACGCGTGATCTGCAATAACGGTAATTCGCGCGAAATCATTCAATTGAGACGTCGCAAACCGGTTCGCGGTAGCGGTCGCGCCGATTTTCACCCACTGGCCAACGGCTAGGCCAAGCGTTGTGAAGTCAAGTGTAGTAGAGGCAAGACCGCTAGACGTTGCCGAGATATCGCCGGACACACCCTGAAATCCAACAACCTTCAGCTTCGCAGTAGCTGCCGGGGCAGTTTCAGCCACAAGGGCAGAGCCACCGACAATAGTTGTTGCGGTTGAGCTAGCAGCGCGAAAAATCTGATTATTAGCAGTTTGAGCAAAGCCAGTAGCGCGAACCAAGTGGCCCAACACAACAGCCGCGCCGCCCGAAACTACTGAATATGTGCTCGCCACGGTGCCTGCATCTGTGATGACAGAGTCCGCCGTGCCGTCATTAAAGAATGTCGGAGTATTCACCCAAGTATTCAGCATCGCCGATCGGATGATTTCCGAAATTGGCGTGTTGTCTGTCGGGTACGACAATTCAAAATTGATATTGCCGGACGACGCCTGCATATTTTTGACAGGATCGCCAAGCATACGGTCCGCGCGAATTTCAGCGGAGTCGATATAGTTAGGTTCAAACGAGAGCGACTCACCGGTCATACGCATAGTACGCATACGCGGGGTTACAGGAGTCGTGCCCTGCGTTGTCTCACGCACTAACGTGAGTTGTGTACGATTCGAAGACGTCAAAAAGTTATTCCTTCAATAAAAAAGCCGCCCTAAAAGGCGGCCGGTATCCTGAAACTGGATTGAAACTAAATTAGGCGAACGTCGCGGCAGACGGAACGGGCGTAGCAGAAGCTGCCGGAACCGCTGCAGGAACTACGATACCATCAACAAACTTTTCAGCGTCCACGAAACCGCGAGCTGTCCAATCTTCAAGGTTCTCGATATCGTCATAGAATTCGTCACCGGCTTTGAACACCTGATTGACTGTCTTAAATTCCTTTAGAACTTTCATGCGTCCATTCGTCTCCAATTGATATAAACTGAAATTCTATAATAGTTGCCGTCTTCAAATCCCGGCTGGCCGCGTCCGATGAACGCTTCCTTAAATTCTAGATTTCGGCTCAATAGCGTTAGTCCTCTAAACAAGTCGGCTAGCGACTTGCAGTATGTACGAGCCACTGAGCCACCTGTGTTGATCTTGACGAGGACATTAAGCCACAAGGTGCCCTCTTCATCCCACCTGTTATCTTTCTGCAGGCTGGCACCCATCGACATTTGGTCGTACATTGTTCCCGTCATTTCGACGTCAACGAATGTCTCTGGCAACGGGTCTAGCGGTTCGTTTTCCCATCTGATTGGCGTCTGTTGCCATGCGCCGTTACCGCCAGTGCCGTCCAAGAATGTACGGATAGCGTCGAAAACTGCACCACTGGCCATTACATAGTCACTCGAATTGCAGGATATCTGTTAGTGGATTTATTCATATTCAATGTTGTCCGTCTCCCGTATGTCCCATTTGGCGTTTGGGCCATAACGCCGAACACGCCGACGTAATCAACAAATTCTATTTTAGAGTCGGGGTATTTCACTTGCGCTTCATGCGCTGTCAGTTCGTACACACCGTTAGGTGCCATCGATGACTCCCCGGTTTCAATCTTGATCGAATACGGCTCTGTATTGATGAACAAATATTCCTTGGCTTGTGGCGGATTCAAAATATCAGCTTGAATTCCATCCGCGAACAGCACATGGCCGGACTTGTATCTTCCGGTTTTAACCGGAGAGTGCATGTCAAGCTGAGACGAAATAAATGTTAGAACGTCGTTGTCTACGAGAAATTCAAAAATGATTACGTCGGCTAGGCTTTTAACTTTTTCGAGAGTATCTAACTTTACGTCGACATATGTTTTGACGTCTACAATTCTGTTAAGAATTCTTTCGTCAATAAGCTTTGCTGCGGTCTCGGTTTCGAGAGCGTAGTCTATGAATTCGCTTACTTGGCCCGCGACAGAGAGCGTCTTATCAATCCACGAACTATAATCATCAACACCAAGCGCCATTACCTAACCTGCAGCTCAATCCTCACCAAAACGTCTTGCACATAGATTCCAACGCTGGCTTGTATCGTCCGAAACTTGCCGTTGATCTGGCAAAGGTCACCACGGTTCTTGCTTGGAATCCGTATGTCTTCCTGACCCGGAACTTGCGTACCGGGCCATATTGCGGCGTTGATCTGCGTAGGACTCAAGATAACCTTGGAATCTTGTTGCGTTATATTGGACGTCAATTCCTGCGGCTGGTAGCCTCGCACAGCGGCCGGGCAAACAACGTCGGTAGTTGGCAGCTTCCTCAGCGTGACCGTCTGTCCGCCAGCCGCAAGGGCTCCGTCTAACGACTTAATCGTTGCAGATGGTGTCATTAGACTCCCCTTGGCGCGGCTGGCCACCCGCTACTTTGCGGGTTGGCATCATGACGGCCTGTTCTTGGTTTAGCGGCTGATTCACCCGACCTGCCGGTTGCCGGGTCGGATTGTGCTCTAGCGTTAGCCGGGTTTTGTCCCGATCTTGGCTGCGATTCCGGTCCCGACTTCTTGACGAGTCGTACGAGCCAGCGTGCCAACGTTGACGCGGCTATAGCGACTGTGACTTCGTAAACAAAATGGCCCGTATGGGCCAGCGCTGAAGCCACGCCAACGCACGAAGCAACAATGGACTTCGCGATAGCCTTACCGGAGAGTATGGCAGTAGTACCGGCGACAAATATGTTGCGAGCAACAGCTTTCGACGTCGACACTGCACCTTCTGCGGCAACAGCAAACGCAAGACTCGCCGCTCTTCTGATTAAGACAGCGCCTGACGACGCTACCACAATCACAACAATTCGTGCCTTGGTCGACTCGGAAACTACAAAGCCAACGCAGTTAGCAGCGACTGTATTTGT